CTCCACCACCACCGCCAGCATAATATATGGAAGAGCCGGTTATACTAGATGCCGTTGCCGCCCCACCATTACCACCAACCGTCCCACCATTTGCTCCGGCCCCACCAGATCCGCCGCCGCCGCCCGAACCATAATTACCGCTAGGGCCAGCAGAAGATCCTCCATCATAGCCCTGTCTTGCGCTAATACCTGTTCCGCTTAAAGCGCCTGTAATTGTTGTGCTTGAAACAGTTTGGCTTGCGCTAACAGTATATGTTCCCGCTCCGCCTGTTCCTGTTCCTAGAGCTGTTATTGTGGTTCCAGCAGTTACACCAGTTCCGCTAAGAATCATTCCAACTAAAAATGTATTTGTTACTGTCCCACCAACAGTAAGCGTAGTTCCAGAAATAGACGATGCCGTACCGGATGCAGATGGGTTCCCTGTTCCAGCTGCTGTAAATGCACTTGTTGACCCACCACCACCACCAGAACCCCCAGAACTGGCTGCGTTACCACCAAAATTTCCACCGCCACGAGCCCCAAAACCACCTCCGAGTGAAGTAATAGGGCCAAAGGCTGAATTGGAACCGTTTGTGTTATAACCCCCGCCACCGCCGACAGTGATTGTGTAGTCGGTTCCTGCTGTAACACTTAATCCTGTTCCAGTACGAAGGCCACCAGCGCCCCCTCCTCCGGCATAATATCCATTACCACCACCGCCACCCGCAACCACAAGGTAGTCAACAGAGGTCACACCAGTAGGACATTTCCACGTAGTCGTGCCTTTGAATACAAAGACGGTTTGGCTAGGTACGGTGTACTTTAGGATGACGATACCGGAGCCGCCTGTGCCGCCGTTTGTTTTGTTAGCAGGAGTATCACCATAACCACCACCACCCCCACCACCTGTGTTTGCTGTGCCGTCGCCTCCAGCAACACTAGCAGTAGCTGAACCATTTCCACCTCCGCCAGTGCCGCCAGTGCCGCCAGTTTTTGGAGAAACCGTATTCGTTCCTCCACCGCCGCCACCAGCATAAGTAACACTACTTCCAGAAATAGTTGATGCTGTTCCTGCGCCACCATTCCCGCCAGCCGAACTCGTGGCCGCTGCCGCTGCACTTCCTGCGCCACTAGCACCACCCCCGCCACCGCCTGCTGCATAGGAAGTGCCAGGGCCAGAACCAACACCGCCATTATTACCTTGAGTTGATGGGCCTCCATACGGAGCATCTGTTGTATTAGGTGTATTGCCTGTTCCAGAAGATGAATTTCCTGTATGCGAACTTCCACCTCCAGAACCACCATTAGCACCCGTTACGGTTCCGTAAGGAGCAGGACTCCCAGGAACAAGAAAACCACCGCCACCGCCACCGCCATAAGCCTTGAAAGTATTTGTGCCGGCTCCAGAGGGGTTTTCCGTGATGGGTGATCCAGCGATAGAAGTATCCGTTCCATTACTACCAATAGTTCCCGGCGAGCCTGTTGATCCAGCCCCACCACTGCCAACGGTAATTGTGTATGAAGTTCCCGCAGTGACTGCTAACCCTGACCCAGTTCGGAAACCACCTGCACCGCCGCCACCGCCGATTCCCGTTCCACCACCACCTCCTCCGGCCACAACCAAATATTCAATAGCAGATACACCAGTGGGGCAAGTCCACGTTCCAGTTGCTGTGAATACTTCTGTTACATACGCACTATAGGGCCAGTTCTGACCCAAGATCGCAGCCACTATGGGGTTTAAACCCCAGATGCCTGACGCACTAGTTGTTGAAGGAAATTGAGCCATGATCTATGCCTCAAGAAATCGTCGTGTAAGAACAGGTGTAAGTCAGTTTAGATGCCGTGGAGCTTGTAGCCCACAACGTAGAAGCCTCACCTGTCACGCTTGTGTCTAGCAAATACAGCGATGTCCCCGTGGTCAGCACTTCAACCGTTCCGCCAGCAGGCACCGTCAGCAAATAACACAAGGATCGGTAGGTAGACCCATCAGCAAGCCTTAGTTCCACCGTGGTGTTATACGCCGTCGTTCCATCAATATTAGCTACCAAGATGGAGTTGACCTTATGCGTTGCCCCTGTCGCAGGTGCCGTCACCAAAGCATTTCGTGAGGTATCTGAAGGAGTTATAGACACCGTATGCGGTACGATGCTCGTTACAGAAACTATATTTGGGGCCGCCATATTAACCTCCGAAAACTAAAGCCATAGCTATAGCAAAACCTGTTGTAGAAAGAGTTCCTGACGTTGGTAACGTCACGTTCGTAGATCCCGTGGATGTTAGGGTAATGCTGTTTGCACCTGATGTTGCCAAAGTAGAACCATTAGCCAACGTTAACGTGGCGCTTGTAGCTGGTGCCGTAATCGCTACTTTGTTAATGCTTGTTGCAGAAGCCACACCAAGTGTTGGCGTTGTCAGAGTTGGGCTTGTTGCAAAGACCAATGACCCTGAACCCGTTTCATCCGTTACAGCCGCTGCAAGGTTAGCTGACGATGGCGTACCCAAGAAGGTCAGAATCCCTGCCGCCGTTGTCGTTGTACTCGGTGCTGCACCTGCGCCACCACCAATCACAATCGCATTAGCAGCCAAAGCAGCAGAACTTGCCCAAGTTGTTCCACTAGAGAAGTAAGGAATACCACCCGATGTACCAGCAACTGTTAAAGCAAGCGTTCCTGATGTGGTGATCGGTGAGCCTGCCACCGAAATGATGCCACCCGTAAAGGTCTGAGCAACCGATGTAACCGTACCCGAACCACCACCGCCCGAAGCAGCAATCGTAATGCCACCCGAACTATTGGTGATCGTAATACCAGATCCTTGCGTTAACGTAGCAAGGCTAAAACCTGATCCATTACCAATCAGCAACTGACCATTCGTTGGTGTGGCCGAATTACCTGTACCACCGTTTCCAACAGGCAGCGTACCTGTGATCTGAGAGGCTAGGTTGATATTGCTGATCGTATTGTTAGCACCATTGATGGTCTTGTTGGTCAGGGTTTCTGCCCCTGCCAGCGTCGCTAACGTGCCAGTCGTTGGTAAGGTAACCGATGTGTTGCCGTTTAAGGTCAGCCCAAGGCTGTAGTTACCTGTGAAGGTAAGCGTATTCAGTGCATTGTTGGATACACCCGTACCGCCATTAGCAGGACTTAAGTTGCCAGCAACCGTTACTGCACCACCTGTTGCCGTGCTTGGCGTTAGACCTGTCGTACCAAATGAGATCGTTGCTACGGTATTGCTTGTGGTTGCCAAGGTTCCCGATGTGGGAAGCGTGACGTTTGTAGCACCCGTGGAAGTCAACGTGATGCTATTAGCACCAGAGGTTGCAAACGTAGATCCATTAGCAAGTGTCAGCGTACCCGTGGTCGTGGATACCGTTAGGCCATTCAAACTTGTTGCTGTAGCTACACCAAGAACAGGCGTGGTAAGCGTAGGTGATGTTGCCCTAACGACATTCCCTGTACCGGTATTCGCTGTCCAAGTCGGCGCTGATCCCGTGGAAGTCAGAACAAAGTTAGACGTACCGATGGATAAGAAGCTTGTCGCCCCTGATGCTGTCTGATAAGGAACCGACCCTGCTGCACCACCTGCAAGATTTGTAGCCGTCCCAACCGTCACACCTGATGCAGCACTCCACTGTGGTGCTGTTCCTGAAGACGTAAGGATGGTCGTACTTGAACCAAGCGCAAGCTTGGTAAACGCTGTACCCGTGGCGTAGTAAATTAAATCACCAGCGGTGTAACTAGACTGACCTGTACCACCCTGATCCGTGGTTAGCGTACCTGTAGAGGTAAGTGCCTTAGATCCATCCGTAAAGACTGCTTTACTTGCCGTGGCCGAAGATAAAATCGGTGCCGAACTAAAGGTCTGTATGCCCGTAAATGTCTGAGCCGCATCCGTCCGTGCAATCGTTGCACTGGTCCCCGGAAAGGTCATCGTGGTGCTATCAGTACCTGCTAGCGTCAGGCTATTACTAGCCGTTAGTGTCTTGCCATCAGCAATGGTCAGTGTTGCGCTAGATGCCGGAGCAGTGATCGTGACTTTGTTGTAAGCCCCGGCTGTGATGTCACCCGTGCTATCAGCAATCGTAACGGCTGAGTTTTGAATGATCTTGCCGGTCGTACCATCAAACCGAGCAACTGCGTTATCAGTAGAAGAAGCAGGCCCGTCTACATCGCCCGAAGCAATCTCTTTGAAATCACCGGCATTTGTATCCCAAGCCACCCAAGTCTGTTTTCCCGGAGCAACCGAAATACCTGTCGTAGGCCCAGTGCTTCCCCTGATCGTGACATTGAACCCACCAGAGGTGTTGTTCATCACAATGTAGGCTTTACTGCTATTGGGTACGTTTATATAGCGTAGTTGCGATCTGGAACCGGTACAGTTCAGGATCATGTACTGGGCTGATGTAGACCCAATATTCGTTGCTGAATTTGTGCCTTGAGTATTTACCAGCGTTACATCAGCATCTGTACTTAATGTCTGTGTACCTGCAATTGCAATATCAAGATAAGCCGTTAGGCCACGATTGACCGCATCACCCCAAGTTCCCGATTCGGTTCCTTGGACTGGGGTAATTAAATCTAATAGACTTGTATAAGGCATAACTATTCCTTACGTCGTTATCTGCGACCAACCGGCGTTTTGTGTTGTATTGATCTGCTCCCAGAACAATACAGCAGAGATGCTATCAGCACCAGATGCGTTTTCAAGTACAGATAGCTGCATTTCCACGTTGATTGAAACAAGGTCATTACCAGCCGCATTCTCAAGCACAGAACTAATAAAGCTTGCTGAACCTGAAATACTGTCTGCACCAGCAGATGTTTCAATAATCGTTCCACCAAAATTAGCAGCCCCTGCAATTGTATCTGCACCACTGGCTGCTTCAAGAATATTGGCGGCGAAGTACGGGTTGCCCTCCATACGGTCATTGCCCGATGCGGCTTCAAGAATAGATGCTGGATACTCAACCCCCGGCACAGCAACTGTGTCGTTTCCTGAAGCCAGTTCAAGAACAGAACGATCATAAGCTGACCTGCCCCAAGGCCCAAATCCCCATGCACCTGATCCCCAGCCGCCTTCACTCATGTTGCCGTGAGTCGGAACTCATAAGTAACTGAGATCACATCCCCGGATACCACCGAACGATCTCCGGGTGACTGGAAGTCTGCGGCACTGAATAACGTACCCGTCGTTCCTAAGATCGTACTATTACTTGTTAGGAAAGCACCACCCACCGTTGCGGTTGCGTCAATATTAAACACAGCCTTATTAGACGTGTTCGTTACTACCGAAGGATTGGCGTTTGTTGATGCGGCAAAAGTTGCCGCTGGTCTGGTTGCATTGCTGTAGCAATCAATCTCTGTCCAACCAGAGTGGGAAGACATCGTATCTGAAGCAGCCGGTGTGTTACTTGCAGCAGCACCGTATAAGCCCACATACCATGTTGTGATCTGCGCTGCCGAGTTTGCCAGTGCCGTGCCAGCCATGTACTGAAGACCGACGTTAACTACCAAGTTATCACCCTCAGCAGTCCACTTGAGGTTGCCATCCTTGTCATGGCACTCTGCATAGTACCTACCGCAGGCCACAGCCGATTCACCCCACGATGTTTTAGCGGCTAACCCGCTAGAAACTTGATCACCCGCTTTTGCTTTTTCCATCATGCAATCCTTAAAACAGAATCAGTTGCGCCCATCGGGGGAAAAGTGACGATTAAATTTGACGCGTTTTTGGTAATCGTCTGCCCAAAGTTAAGTACACATACTGCACGATTTCCGTTGGTGGAATTGTAAATCAGTGCGCCCGCGCAGGAAAGAGTTACGTTGGTAAAAGTTGCGTCGTCAAACGACCAATATCCTGTATTACTTGATGAAAGGGGCGTGATGTTTGTAAGTGCAATCCCCCCAGCGGTGTAATTGGTTCCACTCGTCGGTACTTCCCCAGTGGATGTGTAAACGGTGGTATCTGCTCCGAGGTTGGCAGTTGCGACGTACAAAGCGAGCTTGAAAACATTGCCTGTCGTCCTTGTAAAGTTGTGCAGTCCTTGGGCAACTTCTGCCTTAAAACTTGTGCACATGGTTTGAACAATTGCCATACTACTTCACCGGATACCGTACTTGACCAGAACGATAAGCGTCCTGACGTTCCATACCATCACCAAGGCGTTTAGCAAGAGCTAAGGCTTCTTCATATTTATTTTGCACTGCTGCCATCATGTCTGGTTCAGCTTTAATAAAGAAGTACGCTTCCCGTAACGAACCATAAAGCAAAACAGAATCAAAGTTATCGCCCAACCAAGTTTGGCCTGAAGCAGCTTCGGTAATTGACTGTGGGTAATAGTAATAATGAAGCTCGACAGAATACCCGGAATCAGGTGTTGGACCTAATAAAAAAGTTAGCTCGTTAGGAAACGTAGGATAGTCGGGGCCAAAAATAGCGTAATGACGTGGGCGACCGGTATTACCAGAACCTAAAGTAACGGGATACGCTTCACGAATAAAATTAACGTCTTTGTTTAGTAAGTAATGGTAGCGCCCCGTGGCATCAATAACAGCCATACTATAGACCGCTAAAAAATCAGAGGGGCATTGGAGGTATTGATTATTTAAAGTGGCGGTCCCTGTTACGTTTTTTCGTAAGGAAGGAAATTGAACGGAGTTATAAATGCGCTGTTCAGCCTGTTTAACAAAAGTCGCAAGCTGTTGATCTGATGTCCACGTTGTTGCAGAATCAGCAAAAGTAATCGTCGGGTAGTCATTTTCGACATACCCTCGGATCGCCTTTTTTAAATCCGTATAGTTCACGCCATCGGACCTCTAGCCATTACACCCTTAGTTGCCGCCCCAGTACCGCGAATCTTAATACCAGAAGTCTTGGGTTTTGCATCCGTAGACTTTGGAGTCGGCGCGGGTTTAGGCTGATTAAAAGGTTTAACTTGTTTCATTACCGCCCCCGTACAGCGTTCTTTTGATTAGCAATCTTGGCGAGGTTGCGCCCCATCTTTAGCATGTTTGCGTTGGTCTTGCCACCCTTGGCAAGTTTGGTCAGAGGCTGACCTTTGTGCTTGGCTTTTTCGTGCTTGTGCACTGCACCAGCAATCATCTTTTTGTCCTGCGCTAAGTCTTTCTTATCCATCATAAACTCCTACGATA